CGGCCACCGGCCTGACAGTTCCGCAGACCGACCTCAACGGTCTGGCCTGCAAGCCCAGCATCGCCATCATTGTGGCTGAAGGTGCGGCGGTTCGTTGGCGCGATGACAACTCGGCACCCACCGCTACGGTCGGCATGCCGTTGGCCACGGGCGTCACGTTCCAGTACGACGGCGATCTGAACAAGATTCAGTTCATCGAGCAGACTGGCACTGCCAAGCTGAACGTCTCTTACTACTCTTAAGGGGTTGTCATGGTCGTCTACGGAGACAGCGGCAGCATCGACTCAAACAAGTTTCTTGAGTACATCGCCAAGCAATTCCCTCTCGACTTGGCCCAACTGGTCAAGACCAAGGACGAACTGGCCAAGCGCCAAGGCGCCATGACCGCTGTGGAGCGGGCCAACAAGGACCGCGCCAAGGCTGCGGCTGAGTTGGAAGCCGCCCAAGCGCAAGCCTCTTCGATTTTGGCTGATGCCCAAGCCGAGGCGATGGCCGCTCAGGCTAAGAAGGCTGAGATTGAGGCCGAGGCTGCGGTGCTGGACAAGTCGCAGAAGGCGTTTGCCGCCGACGTTGCGGACAAAACAGTTAGCCTGATGAACCGCGAGCAGCAAGTGGCCAACCGTGAGGCTGCGGTGGCGGTATTGCAGACCGAATACACGGTCAAGTTGCAAGCTCTTGACGCAGATCGCGCGGCGCTGAATGCTCGGGTGAAAGCGTTCCAGGACAAGGTTGCGGCACTCAGTGCCTGAGGTGTGATATGGCGGTCTATCTTTCCCCTGTAGGCGGAGCTGCAACGCAGTTTTTCGACAATAACGGCGTCCCGTTGGCAGGTGGAAAGTTGTACACCTATGCAGCAGGCACGACTACACCTCAAGTTACGTACACCACGTCTGCAGGCAACGTAGCCCACACCAATCCTATTGTTTTGGATTCTGCTGGGCGGGTACCAAATGGCGAAATTTGGCTGACATTTGCGGCATATAAATTTGTGCTTAATACGAGCGCAGATGTTTTGCTAGGTACTTACGACAATATACGAGGGTTAGGCGCTGCAGTAAGCATAATTGAAAATTTTACTGGTGATGGGTCCACTGTTGTTTTTACGCTTGTCAATGCCCCATACAACGAAAACTCCACAAACGTGTACATAAATGGGGTGTACCAGCAGAAAAACACCTACTCTTTTGCCGGTGCGGTGATGACCTTCTCCGAAGCTCCACCGTTGAATTCGTCAATTGAAGTAGCGTACTCGTAACATGCCAAACGTTAAAATATCTGCGCTAACCTCCGCGACAACACCCCTAGCAGGTACGGAGGTCTTGCCGATTGTTCAAAGTGGCGCCACAGTAAAAGTTGCAAACAACGATTTGCGTCCAAGGCAAATCCAATCTAATGCAACGACCGGCGTTCTCCAAGTTGCTGGTCCCGCTGCGGCAGCTACCCGCACCATGACCGTGCCCGACGCCAACTTCACGGCAGCCCGGACGGATGCGGCGCAAACTTTTACTGGAACTCAAACATTTGGAAATGTGTCGGGCGGCGTTGAAGCAAAACTTAGCGTTCGGCCAACTCCAATATCCGTTTCCACGTCAGCAACGACTATTGTCACCGATGCAGGCGGTTATGGAAGTTTTGTAATTGTTAATGGGACTGACACTAACGTAAATAGATTTTGCGATTTGGTTTTGGCATCTACTGGGGCTGTACCAGTTGTTGTACAAAGTTTTACCGCAATCGGTTCTCCTACTGCTAGAACATATACAAGGTCTGGATCGGCGTTGCAGTTAGCAATGGCATCTGGCACTTATTCTGTTTCTGCAATAAGCATAGGATTCTAAAAGGACTATCATGGCGCTGACCAAAGTCACATATTCAATGATCGAGGGCGGGTACGCCAACGTCCAAGATTTTGGTGCTGTCGGCAACGGTGTTGCCAACGACACAGTGGCTGTGCAAGCCGCCATCGACAGCCTTGCCGCCACTGGCGGCACGGTGTTCTTTCCCGAGGGAACGTACCGAATCGCCCGAAATGTCGGCACCAACGACCGTTGGGGTATCAAGGTCACGGCCAGCAACATCACGCTGCAAGGCAACAACGCATTCTTGCGGCGCTTCAACACTGACATCTCGACTTACGCTCTGGCCTACCCGATCTTGTTTGTCGGCACCCCGGACAGCAACGTTGCGTCAGCCACTCAGAATATCACGGTGGACGGCCTGACGTTTGTTGGCGAAAACACCCGGCATTCCGCTGGCGGCAACGCAATTTTTGACTTCCGCACCGCCATTGTGTTCAAGAACTCCAAGAACACTCGGGTGCAGAACTGTTCGTTCACGATCATCGACTCTGCTGCCATCTGGTACGAGCAGATTGCGTCTTACGACTACGCCAACAATCAGTATTTCAACACCACCAAGAACTATCAGTCCAAGATCACGAACTGCCAGTTCGTAGCAACATCTCATTCGACGCCAGGCCGAGCTCTTCTGCACACCATCAATACCGAAGGCGTGGACAACCTCATCATCGACTCCAACTACTTTGAGTGGACAGATGTGTGCCTTTCTGGTGAGTCCACTTACGACACCGCAGACCAGCCGGAAACTGACACCTTCACTTATTCCAGCCCTGCCGGACGCACGGCGCTTGGCCCTGTCAAGCGCCAAGGCAAGACGGTGGTGTTCACCAACAACAACTGCTACAACTGCTCAGAGCACCCGGCATATCCGGCGATGGTGGATGTGGTCATCGCCAACAACACCTTCAACACCGACGCACCGACCATCTGCAACACAGTGCCGATTCAGCTCCGCAGCCGTGGCATCTCGGTCACTGGAAACACAGTCATCGGCTATTCCAGTTTTGTTGCAATCACCACCCCCACATCGCAGGCAACGATCTCTGGCAACACGTTCTACGCCAACGATGTGGAAGACAAAGAGGGCGGCGCGATTCAGCTTCAGTCGTTCGGTCTGGCGTCCTACATCACCAACCGCAGCCCCTACTTGACGATGATGCCGATGGGCGACATTGCCATCACCGGCAACGTGATTGTTGGGCCTGAGACAGTGGTGCCCACTGGTCAGCTTTACCAGAACGCCGTGCGTACCTACACGGACGCATACGACGCAGTGAACTTCCCAGACGGTCAGATCATTGGCATCACGGTCAGTGGCAACACGTTCAGAAATTGGCAGAACGCCTTCTATTTCATCGATGACCAGTATCGTGGGATGGTCATCAGCAACAACTCGATCCGCGGCAAGCCGTTCGTTGAGGCTGGGTTCAATGGCTCAACCACGATGCTGACTCGCTCAGTCATCTTGACCTATGGCCAAGTTGAGGCTGAAGGTCGGTATGCAAGTTTTGTCAACAACACGGTTTACGGCGCCAAGTATTTTCACGACACTTTCCGTTTAGACGCGCCGACTGGATCGTTGTACTCGCCGGAACCGATCCAAGGCAACCGGCTGGACTACATCCAAAACATCCGTACCTCTGTGGTGCGCCCATTTGACTTCCTGAACCACTTTGTCAACAACGTCGGCGGCTTCTTTTTGGACAGGTCATGGTCTAGTTCGATGGTGACCAACTCGCTGTCTGACGGCACCGGATCGACCGAGCGCAAGTGGAACTTTGAGTACGGAGGTGGGCCACCTGCGGCCCTGTTGTTTTATCCGGCAGATTCTGGAGCGCCTATTCGATTGGATCAGAGAGGCACTTGGACGCCTTCTCAGGGGTCGGGTCTGACCGTTGTCGGCTCGTTTTCTTCGGCGGGTGAGTACGTCCGAAACGGCAACATGGTCACGATCAGCGGCTATGTTCAAGGCTCGACCAGCGTGGCCTGCGCGGCCAGCGGTATCCTTACCTCCAACTTGCCGTTTGCGCCCGACTCGACCACTGTTGGGGCGTATGTCGGCACTGCAATCAATGCCGCACAAACGTCTGGCAGTCAGCTTTTAGTCACAACCAATTTGAACGTGGCCGGGGCCCTATCTGCCGCGACAAGAATTTACTTCACGGCCACATATTTCATCGTTCCAAGTTGATCTATTGAGCGCGTTGCGGCAAGCGCCAACACGTTGTAAGATGTTAAAACTGTACCGGCGCAGCGCACCGGGGCTCTACATGAGCGTGTATGACCGAAGAAGTTCAAGTCCTAGCGGAAGCAGACTCCGTGCCAGTACAGGCAGCGACAGCCGCGCCTGGAACTGAAGTTCAATCGCTGGAAACCGATACGCCCGAGCCGCAGCCCGAGGAGAAAAAATTCTCTCAGGCCGAACTTGACGCGATGATCACCAAGCGGCTTGCAAAAGAGCAGCGCAAGTGGGAAAGAGAGCAGCAGTCCAAGCCCGTAAAGCAGGCCGTATCCTACGAGACGTCTCCGTCTGTTGACCAGTTTGAGTCCCCGGAAGCCTACGCGGAAGCGTTGGCAATCCGCAAGGCCGAAGAGCTGATTGACCAGCGGGAGCGCCAGAAGGAGCAGGCTGCGATTCGTGATGCGTATGCCGACCGTGAAGAGCAGGCGCGGGAAAAGTATGATGACTTTGAACAAGTCGCGTACAACCCGAACGTGCCAATTACGGACGTCATGGCGCAGACGATTCAAGGGTCTGATGTTGGGCCAGAGGTGGCGTATTACCTCGGGGCCAATGTCAAGGAAGCTGCCCGCATTTCTCGTTTGCCGCCCTACATGCAGGCCAAAGAGATTGGGAAGATCGAAGCCAGATTGGCCGACAGTCCGCCCATCAAACGAACTACGTCAGCGCCCACGCCTATCACACCTGTCACAGCGCGAAGCAGCAACAACTCGTCTTACGACACGACTGACCCACGCTCCATCAAGAGCATGAGCACGTCGGATTGGATTGAAGCTGAACGAGCCAGACAGATGCGTAAGTGGCAAGCGCAGGCAACCCGCTAAGACTTGAAAGGAATTCATTGTGTCCAATAGCATTCTGACCATTGACATGATCACCAGGAAAGCCCTGGAGATTCTGGAAAACAACTTGGTGCTCACGCGCAACGTGAACCGCCAGTACGATGACAGCTTCGCTGTCGAAGGGGCCAAGATCGGCTCCACTCTGCGCATCCGCCTGCCTGACCGGGCTCTGGTGACTGACGGCGCCGCCCTGCAAACGCAGGACGACAACGAGCAGTTCACGACCCTGACGGTCGCCTCGCAGAAGCACATCGGCGTGAACTTCACGTCCGCCGAACTGACGATGCAGTTGGACGACTTTGCTGATCGTGTGCTGAAGCCTCGTATCAGCCAGCTTGCCTCCAGCATCGACGCTGACGTGGCCAACGCCTTCCGTACCATCGGTAACTCCGTTGGTACTCCCGGCACCACGCCCGCCACCTCGCTGGTTCTGCTGCAAGCCCAGCAGAAGCTCAACGAGAACGCCGCTGTGATGTCGCCTCGTTACGCCACCGTGAACCCCGCTGCGAACGCCGGGCTGGTTGAGGGCATGAAGGGCCTGTTCAACCCGACCGACACCATCAGCAAGCAGTTCAAGAACGGCATGATGGGCACGGGCGTGCTGGGCTTCGACGAGATCAACATGTCTCAGTCGATCAAGCAGTTCACGACCGGCACTCGCGGCGCCACTGGCAACAGCACCTCTGCTGCCGTGACCGCTGAAGGCGCGACCTCCATCGCCCTGACCGTGGGCTCTGGCGTGACGATCAAGGCTGGTGACGTGTTCACCGTGGCCGACTGCTTTGCCGTCAACCCGCAGACCCGTGAGTCCACCGGCTCGCTGTTCCAGTTCGTCGCTCTGGCTGACGTGACTGCCAGTGGCACCGCTGTGACCGTCACCGTGGCTCCGATCTACTCGGCCAACCACGCTCTGGCTACCGTGAACAGCCTGCCCGGCAACGCCAAGGCTGTGGTGTTTTTGGGCGCTGCGTCTACGCAGTACGCTCAGAACCTCGTGTACCACAAGGACGCGATCACGTTCGCTACCGCTGACCTGCTCCTGCCGCAAGGCGTTGACATGGCTGCTCGCGCCGTCCACAACGGCATCAGCCTGCGTATCGTGCGCCAGTACGATATCAACAACGACCGGATGCCCTGCCGGATTGACGTGCTGTACGGCTACAGCACCATTCGTCCGCAAATGGCTTGCCGTCTCTGGGGCTAAACCGAAACGGGGGCTACGGCCCCCTTTCCGAACTTCATTCGAAAGGAATTCATCATGGCTCTCCCTAATGGCGCTGGTGGCTACCAAGTTGGTGCAGGCAACCGCAACGAAACTACGATGGGGTACGCGGCTACTCCGCAGACCGCAACCGCTACTGCAACCCTGACGGCTGCGCAACTGGTCGGCGGTATGTTGGTGGCCAACCCTTCCGCGACCGCTGCGACATACACATTGCCGGCCGCGACCACGCTGGACACCGCGCTGCCCAACGCTACCGTTGGCAGCACGTTCGACCTGTCCGTTGTCAACATCGGCACGTCGTCTGGCACCGTCACGTTCTCTATGGGCTCTGGCACCGGCTTCACTGACGGCGGCAACGCCACCGTGGCTGTGGCCATCACGTCCAGCGCGCTTTTCCGCTTCTGGAAGACTGCGGACGGTGCGTGGACGGTCTACAAGGCTGCGTGATCAATCAGGGGGCTTCGGCCCCCGTTTTTCAAAGGAACGATCATGGCAAATACCAAGCCTATCGGGGTGGCGTACGAAGACCAGAACATCATCGGCGCGGATCGCATCCTCACCGACAGCGAGCTGGGCTACACGGCAGCAGCGCAAGGCACGGTCACGCAAGCGACTGACAAGTCCACGGCGGTGACGCTGAACACGTCGGCTGGACGGATCACGATGAACGCGGCGTCTCTTGCCGCCACGACCAACGTGTCCTTCACGCTGAACAACTCGTTCATCAGCGCTAATGACATCTTGATTCTGACGATCTCGGGCGGCGCCACTGTGGCCGCTTACAACCTCTGGGTGAACAGCTTGGGTGCGGGCACGGCGTCAATCACGCTGCGAAACACCTCGGCTAATCCATTGGCCGAGGCGATTGTCATCAACTTCGCGTTGATCCACTGCGTGTAACGGAAAGGGGCTTCGGCCCCTTGTTTCAATGGCCGTCATCTATCTGCGTCACCCAGTCCACGGGGCCAAAATTGCTACGCTCGACATGGAAGCGGCTTACGATGAGCGCAACGGGTGGGAACGCTATTCCCCCGGCACCGAGGATGAACCCGACACCGCGCCGCCCGTGAACGCACTGGGCCGGCGCCGTCGCAAGGAGCCCGAGCATGTCCACCACAGCGGGTGATCAGATTAATCGCGCTCTGCGTCTGCTGGGCGTTTTGGCAGAAGGCGAGACGTCTTCCGCAGCCGTCATGCAAGACTCGCTGACGGCGATGAATCAGATGATCGACAGTTGGAACACCGAACGGTTGTCGGTGTTTTCGACGCAGGATCAGGTCTTCAGTTGGCCGACCAGCACGATCAGTCGCACGCTGGGGCCGACCGGCGACTTCGTAGGTAACAGGCCCATTTTGCTGGACGACGCGACGTACTTCCGCGACCCCGGCACGAACGTCAGCTTCGGCATCAAGATCATCAACCAACAGCAGTACAACGGTATTGCTGTCAAGACGGTCACGTCAACGTATCCGCAGGTGCTGTGGATCAACATGACGTACCCCGACATCGAGATGTACATCTACCCGGTGCCCACGCGGTTGCTGGAGTGGCACTTCATCTCGGTTGAGGAGTTGACGCAACCGGCCACGCTGGCCACCACGCTGGCGTTTCCGCCAGGCTACCTGCGTGCGTTCACCTACAACCTAGCGATGGAGATCGCGCCCGAGTTCGGTGTCGAGCCGTCACCGCAGGTTCAGCGTATCGCCATGACGTCCAAGCGCAACATCAAGCGCATCAACAACCCTGACGACATCATGAGCCTGCCGTACTCGCTGGTGGCGACGCGGCAGAGGTTCAACATCTACGCTGGGAACTACTGATCGTGAAAACGCCGATCCTCGGGTCGTCGTACGTTGCCCGCAGCGTCAATGCTGCGGACAACCGGATGATCAACCTGTTCCCGGAAATCGTACCTGAAGCAGGCAAAGAGCCGGCATTTCTTCAGCGCGCACCCGGGCTGCGTTTGTTGGCAACTATTGGGAACGGCCCTATCCGCGGCGTGTGGGCGTTCTCAAACGACGCCGACCACGCATTTGTTATTTCAGGCACTAATTTTTACAGCATTGACACCAGTTATGCGGCTACGTTGATTGGAACTGTAATTGGGTCTGGGCCGGTCAGTATGGCCGACAACGGAACGCAGCTATTTATTGCGGCCAACGGCCCCAGTTACATTTACAACGACGCCACAAACGCCTTTGGCCAAATTACAGACGAGGATTTCCCGGGCGCGGTAACAGTCGGCTATCTAGACGGCTATTTTGTTTTTAATGAACCAAATAGTCAACGGATTTGGATTACGAGTTTGCTAGACGGCACCAGCATTGACCCACTTGACTTTGCGAGCGCAGAAGGCTCGCCAGACGGCGTAGTTGGGCTAATAATAGACCACAGAGAAGTGTGGGTCTACGGAACCAACAGCGTTGAAGTGTGGTACGACACGGGCGCGTCTGATTTTCCGCTGCAACGCATTCAAGGTGCGTTTAACGAGATCGGATGTGCGGCGCCGTACTCAATAGCCAAAATGGACAACGGTCTTTTTTGGCTTGGCCAAGACGCCCGGGGCCAAGGCATTGTCTATAGAGCCAACGGCTACACCGGCCAACGCATCAGCACGCACGCGGTTGAGTGGCAGATTCAGCAGTACGGCAGTCTTAGTGACGCTATTGGGTACACCTACCAGCAAGATGGCCATAGTTTCTATGTGCTGACGTTCCCATCTGCCAACGCAACGTGGGTGTACGACGCCGCAACCAATGCTTGGCATGAACGCGCTGGCTGGGAAAACAGCCAGTTCATTCGTCACCGCAGCAACTGTCAAATGTCGTTTAACAACGAAATCGTGGTTGGCGACTTTGAGAACGGCAAGGTCTATGCGTTTGATTCTGACGTGTACGCAGATAACGGAGACATTCAGCGTTGGCTGCGGTCGTGGCGAGCATTGCCTACAGGTCAAAATAACTTAAAGCGCACCGCGCACCACGCGCTGCAGCTTGACTGCGAGTCTGGCGTGGGGTTAGTCACGGGGCAAGGCAGCAACCCGCAGGTCATGCTTCGTTGGAGCGATGACGGCGGGCACACTTGGTCGAACGAGCATTGGGCTGAGATGGGCCGCATCGGCGAATACGGTCGTCGCGTGTTCTGGCGCCGGCTCGGCATGACGCTGAAGTTGCGCGACCGCGTGTACGAGATCAGCGGCACCGACCCCGTGAAAATTGCAATCATGGGCGCAGAACTTATTCTGAGTCCAACCAATGCCTAGCCCCAACGCAAATCCAACGCCAATCACGCCTCCGCGCGTGCCGTTGATTGACGAGCGCACGGGGCTAATTGACCGTGCCTGGTACATGTTTTTCTTGTCATTATTTGACTCGGCGCTTAGTTTAGATGACCTAAGAAAAGTACCAGATGTAAATTCTGCGCTTGCAACTTACGATGAATTACTTCGTAAACTGCGACAAGAATTGCAAACTGCGGCTTCAGACCAAACCGGCGAACTGCAACAGCAGATCAATGATTTGCGTCAGCAAACTGAGACTGCAGACCAAATCGGCGAGCTGCAACAGCAAATTGACGCACTAAAGCAAGAAACTCAATTGCTTTTTAATTTTGGTGTAACCGAACTACAACAACAGATTAATTCTTTGCAACAGCAAGTTGAATTTACGCCAAGTTCTGAAACAGGTGAGTTGCAAAGTCAAATAAACGCGCTGACAAATCCTAGCCCGCCGGCAGTAAAAACCTCAAATTTTACTGTTGCGAATAATGAAACTTGGCTGATCAACAATAAGTCTGGGTCGTCCTGTACGGTAACGCTACCAACCCCTAGCGCCAAATCAGGGCGAGTGTTGTATTTTTTGAACTATCAGAATCAGACGCTGGTGTCGGCGTCTAGCAATGTTGTGCCCTTGGCGGGCGGCGCAGCCACAACGGCTATTCTTGAAGCCGTTTCTGGCGCCAACGCTACTCTTGTATCCGATGGTTCAAATTGGTTGACAATGCAGTACGGCTCAAACAACGCGCTGCAACTTGAATAAGGAGCTAAATTATGACCGTAACCGTCAAAGTTCTTATCCCGGCCAAGATAGCCGAAGCTGCGCAAACCACGCAGTACACCGCTACGGGCGTGACTGCGCTTATCGACAAGTTCACAGCCACCAATTACAGCGCCTCGGCTGCGACAATCAGCGTAAACTTGGTCACGTCAACCGACACCGCGGGAAACCAGAACTTGATCGTCAAGACCAAGACGCTGCAGGCCAGTGAAACGTACACGTTTCCCGAACTGGTGGGCGCGGCACTTGCGCCTGGCGGGTTCATCTCTACAATCGCCGGCACGGCAACCGCCATCAACATCCGCGCAAGCGGGCGTGAGGTAACGTGATAGTTCGCACAGCCACCGCAGAAGACTTGCCGCAATACATTGCGCTGGCGCGGATGTTTCACGCCGCGTCGCCAATGCACAACGTCATTCCGTTTGACGACGAAGGGTACTCGCAGTTCTATCTAAGCGCGATGGAACAGCCTTCAATCGGCGTCTGGCTGGCCGAGATTGACGGCGAGGTCGTAGGTATTGCAGGCGCGCTGTTGTACCCGATGTACTTCAGCCCCAACAATCTGGTGGCGCAAGAGCTGTGGTGGTGGCTGACGCCGAAGTCCAGAGGCAGCGGCGCGGGCGCCAAGATGTTTAAGCAGATCGAAGACTGGGCCAAGGACAACGGCGCTGCTGCTGTCTTTATGATCGCGCTGGAAGACTCCCGCGCCAAAAAGATGGAGCATCTGTACGCCCGCGCAGGTTTCCGTCCGATGGAGCGTACGTTCATTAAAGAGGTGCCATCATGGCAATAGGAACCGCAGCCGCCATTCTTGGTTCAGCCGCCATTGGCGCACTGTCGTCTAGAAGTGCAGCCAAGAAACAAGCCGGCGCAGCACAGTCCGCCGCAGACGCGCAACTGCAGGCCAGCCGCGAGGCCAACGCGCTGCAGCAGCGCATCTATGAAGAGGGCGTAGCTCGGCAGCAGCCGTACTACCAAGCCGGAATTAACGCCTTGGCGCAGATGCAAGGGCAGATGGGCGCCATGCCGCCAGCGTTCACAGGTCAAGTTGATCTGGCCCGCGATCCTGGCTATGCGTTCCGTTTGAATGAAGGCTTGAAGGCGATGGACCGCCAAGCCGCGGCGCGTGGCGGGCTCATTTCTGGTGGCGCGCTAAAAGCCGCGCAGCGATACGGGCAAGACGTGGCGTCGCAAGAATATGGCAATGCCTACAACCGATCATTGACCGAGTACAACGCCGCGCGGGCGCGCGAATCCGAAGGCTACAACCGCCTTGCTGGTTTGGCTGGCGTCGGGGGAACGACCGCGCAGCAAATTGGTTTGGCTGGCCAGAACTTTGCCGGTCAGTACGGTCAGAACCTGATGGCTGGCGGTCAAGCCGCAGCGCAAGGGATGATGAACGCAGGCTCTGCCAGAGGGTCGGCGTACATCGGCGGCGCGAACGCGCTGGCAGGTGGGCTGGGCCAGTACCTCAACTACCAGCAGAATCAGCAGTTGATGAACAGACTGCTGCCTGGCGGCGGTGGTGGTGGCGGTGCGGTGGTCAGTACGCCCTACGATTACGGTGTAGACGCGATGTACAGCGACGTGCGACTCAAGACCAACATCGTCAAGATCGGCACGCGCTCAGACGGGCTCAACGTCTACGAGTTTGACTACGTTTGGGGCGGGCCGCGTCAGGTAGGATTGATGGCACAAGAAGTGTTGAATGTCTACCCAGACGCAGTAGCCGAAGTTGACGGATACCTGACAGTCGATTACGGAAAGGTCTGAAGATGCCGCTTGATCCTGTCATCGCCGGGGGGTTCCGGGGGCTGCAACTGCAAGACCCGCTGGAGCAGTATGGCCGCATCAGCCAGATTCAGCAGGCGCAGCAGCAGAACGCGCTGAACGCGCTGAAGATGCAAGAGT